TTGGTATGTGGATGCCTTGGGACCCTGAGGCCTACCGCACGGGTCGTGTTGAATACATGGAGGAAGAGCTCAATCAACTTATGCATGAGAAGACCAAGAACGAGTCTTTGGCCAAGAATGAGTTTGACCAGCGTGTCAAGGAGAGCAAGAAGAAGGCCATTGAGGAGAACATGAAGAATGCCGAGAAGAGTGGCAATGTTTTGACGCAAACAGTTGACAATGATGGTAACTTGGTGGGCATTAATAACTTGAACACGCAAGAGAATGTGTTCAATTCACAGGAGACCATCTCCGCCGCAGACATTCGCAAGGAGTTGTTTGAGGGTGAAAATATTGTTATGGGCAAGACGGATAATGGTCAAAGTGAGCTTATCAGTGGACCTTTTGCCACTAAGAAGAACGAGTAAAACATTGAACAAATAATTTGTAAACTAGCTTGAAGAAAAAATTTTGTATATAGTGTTTATACGTATATATAAGATTTGTGCGCGGCTAATAATCCTGGTAAAAGCAATCATCGTAATTTTCTCCCAGAAGAAGCCATTGGTCCATTTTACTTAAATAGTCAACTTTTTGTTCTCCTGTAATAGCATCAAAGTAAGAATAACGTGACCCTCTAAAACCAAAAGCTGAACCGCGATTCATCTTATTCAAATGCAAAATGGTCGTATATGGTTCATCCGTAAAGTGAGGACCATCCTTGATGCATGCATATGATGGAATTACGTATTCATGTTTTCCAGAAGGATCCTCTGGACAGTTCAGCAAAAGTTTGCCTCTCTTGAACATGCAATAATAGTTATCATCATCTTCATCACTGTCATTAACTACCCATGCGCAGTTGTATCCACCTTTCCCGTCTGAGAAATACGTATATTTGTAGCTCACTTCGTGTTCAAGGCCATAGTCATGCGCAGTTTCTGAGTATTTTATTGTTTTTTTGGGAAAGTTAATGTACACAGCATCAATAAATTGCGCTTGTATTTTGCTTTCATCCTGTTCATATCTCCATTCCTGTGCAGAACTGGGCAAAAGAAGCTTGATAAGATTAGCGGGCCTTCTGTGCGGAGTTGAATGCAAGTGTAGGAATTTATCAAGCGCTCTTGTGGCATACCACTTGCACTTGTATTTGTTTGTCTTCTTGTCAAGGACAAACTTGAACCGCAATCTTGTGCCCCTTGTTAGCCCTGACATGTAGCCAAGAATCTTATTAACAAGCTTAAGAGGCAGCTTGGGACCATTGTTGACAATTGCGTTTGCGCTCATTGTTGGAATATATTGATTTTGTTTTAGATTGATTTAGTTTGAAACTTGTGCAAAGACTCTGGGTTGTATTTGTAGACATTCTATTAAAGCATCTCAATTTTTTTGTAAATTGAGATTCTTTTATAACTGCTTTTAAAATTTAAAAGCGTATCTACCACTTGCTCTTTTTAACGCTAATTTTTGGCCCTTGACCTCGCTTCTTGGTGTTATTTGGATCATATTTTTCATCCTCCTCATCAGAGTTTATATCTTTGCTGAGTTCCCAGAACTCTTTTGACCCCAATTTGAAGTCATTGTGCGAGTCAGCCTTGTACCAAAACACCTGATCCTGCAACTTGTTGGATTTTGCATTGTTGTTAATTACCAAGCACTCGTAATTTTCCGTGCATTGATCCATGACTTGACAGAAGGACTCAAATGTTGGAAACATTCCCGCATAATTTTCGTAAATGCGCTTTCTATTTGCAATGTATGGTTCTCTCAAAATAAAAACATAATCTATGTTGGTTCTCAGTGTGGGAGGAATGCCAAGAGGATATTGCATTGTTATAATAAGCATGATCTTCCAATGGCGTCCGTTCATGAAAAGGAGACGCATCATTTTATCCTTGGCCCACGTGTTATCATAAAGACAATCATCAAGAATCACAAATGCGCGCGGGTCAATCGTGCACCTTTTAAATGTCTCCATTTCTTTTTTAACCTGTTTTAACACCTGCCGCTGCCGCTTGAGAATATTCTCCACAATTGCCGTATTATATTCATTATGAATAAATAATTTGGGCACTAATTTTCCGTAAAATCCGTTACCTTCTTCTGTGCCTGCAACAACAGTTCCAATTGGGATATCCTGATGGTAATAAAGCAGATCTCTAACCAAGAAAGACTTGCCAGTATCACGACGCCCAATAAGAACAACGACTGGACCTTTTGCCTCATTTGGCTTGAAACTAATACTTTTCATGTCAAACTTTTTTAATTCCAATGTCATATTCTTTCTACATTATGCAGAAAAATAAATAAACTCAAATACGCAAAATCCGCTCTATTTAACCATGCAATACATTCCAAACATGCGATTTAAAATTTCATTGTAAATCTCTTTATCCTGATAAAATCTCATGTATTCTTTACCATTATTTGCAATCTTCTCACATTCCTCTAAATGATCCAAGCACCAGTTATATTTTTCCAGCAGATCACTTCCATCTGCAGCAATGGGAATAAAATGCTTGTAAGGTTCTAGTCCATTACCAAAAAGAATGTTTTCAAAAGTAAAAGGAAATGTGTGCAATGGACAGCAATTAGATCCAAGAACCCACAAAAAAGAAGTGGATGTATCATTTCCCTCTAAATTTATAATAAACTTGTTTTTTGTTTGTTCTTCCTTTGTTAAAGGATGACTAATATATTTTGCATCTATCTGTTGATTTTTTTCCTTATTTTTTTCATCACCTGAAAATCTTACAATAATATTTGGATGAATATCAAAAGTATTCTCTATAAATGTAAGCCGATGACTTTTTCCGTCTTTATTATGTTTCCAACGCCAATCATCATCTGGTCTACCAATCCAAAGTGCATTATTTGTTTTTAATTTAAATGGAACAGTGTCTTTGAAATTTATTAATCTTGTATGATACCAATCTAATGGAAACAAAATTAGATGATTTGTTCCGTGTTGACGATTATGAACAAAACGACAATCTTCCATGCGTTTAAAATCTCCAAAATCCACATTAAAAACAAATTGTTGTATAATTGAAGCATTTTGTGGGCTTTGTTTAATAAATTCTTTTAATTTGTCAATGAAATACATGGTTCGGTTGATCAATAAATTATTTGTTACTGTATCAGTAATTTTCCAAGAACTATCATAATACACAGTATATTCATTATTTATTTCACTAGCACTCAATAATTGTTTTTTATTTGCCGTATCATTCAAAATATCATACCATTTACCATAACGGAATTTTACTTGACGTGCAATAAATATTTCCTTTTCAAAGGTTGATATATTTTTAGCAATGTCCATTTTTGATAATAATATTACGTGGATGTTTGCATTTGTTCCACATTTTTTTAAGTTTGGTACATCATTCAAATCATCAGTTATTGCTATATCAAAAACTATATTAGATGTTGATGCTTCTTTTTTTGAAACAATCTTTATATTTTTGGATCTTGCATCAAGTATAACCCTGTTAATAATTGCCATATTATCACTCATTATTGCATTTAACTCTATAGACATATGTAACGCACTATACTATATGTATTATAGAAATAATTTTATGCAAAACCTTTAGTACAATAGATAGAACAATAGATAGAACACTGTATAGAACAATAGATAGAATAAGTTAAAAAGCAATTAAATTAATATTCTATTTAGCTAATGATGATTAAGCTAGATTATCAAAAAAGAAAGAATCGTGAACTCTTTAGTTCTTTTGAAAAAAATGAAGCCATCAACTTGTCAAATGCTCAAAACTATATTCCTATTTACACAAAATTCTTTTCATTGAACGAAAGCAATTTTAACGCAATTAATCTCAATAACAAATGGTACATTAGCGATCTTCATGAAAATATTGAGGACAATAAAAATTTGTTTGACTGCAGTTTAAAGAGCATTGAAGATGCTTCTGGAAAAAGCCAATCAAAGAAGAAACCTGTCTTCTTTAAAATGGCACCACTTTTAGATCCATTCAAGTTTATGGTTGGTAAATATAATGTAAATGATGAGAATTTGTTTTCTCTTCCTTCCATTTTACCTCAGCTAAATAGTGCGGTAAATCCAAAGATTCTAGGAGACAATAATTCAGCCTATGTAGATGGGTTTTTTTCCTTCTTAACAAGCAAACTTTTGCATGAACACGGATTTACGCATGGAGTAGACTACTATGGATCATTTTTAGCACATAAAAATAATTTTACCGTAGACGTGATGGATGATCTTGAGTATCTTGTTAAATCGGAGTTTTTCAATAAATCCAAAAATATTCTATTTCAAATAGAGGAGTATGACCATTTGGTTGAAGATGATAAGGTGCGTCTAAAGCCCATTAAAATTCACGGAAATAATACTCGTCATTCCAACATTTCCGCCAAGTCCATTAATAATGAGATATTTGAAAACATTTTTAGTGTTGAGGATTTGAATAGTGATGTCGCTGAAAAAAAGGCACTAGAGGTATCAACGTTGACTCTTGAAAACCTCAAAGAGCACACATTGGCCTTAGAGGTGGTGGATGTTTCTCTGCCAACTGAAAACCTAGATGAGAAAGAAAAGGAAGAAGAAAAGAACTCTCGGGCTTCCAATGAACATACACACAAGTCCATAACCACTATTAAGTCCAGTTCAACTTCTGGATCTACTTGCTCATCTAGAACATCCCACACTAATTCCAATGATGAAGTCTATTCTGGGAGTGAAGAGGAGGAAGACGATGAAGAAGGATGTGAAGCATGTGATGCAGAAGAATACGACATTAACATTGTTGATATAGAAGGAGAAGAACAAAATAGCAAGGATGAGGAAACAGAATACACGGATGATGATGAGGACGAAGATTCATCCTCGTGTGAAGAAGAAAGTGTCTATGTTACAATTCCCAAATTCCCTGTTCAAGTGATTTGCATGGAATATTGTGAGAATACCATGGATAGCTTACTCATGGAAAATGAATTATCCCAAGACGAGTGGTTTTCTGCACTTATTCAAATTATAATGATGCTAATTACATATCAAAAGGCGTTTTCATTTACGCACAACGATCTTCACACAAATAATGTGATGTATAATACCACTGAAAAAAAATACCTGTATTACTGCTATAAGAAAAAGTACTACAAGGTGCCAACATTTGGCAGAATCTTCAAGATTATTGATTTTGGTAGAGGTGCGTACAAATTCAACGGACAGCTGTTTTTCAGCGACAGTTTTCACCCAAATGGAGATGCATCAACGCAATACAACACGGAACCATATTTTAATGAGAAGAAACCTAGACTTGAGACCAATTACAGTTTTGATTTATGCCGTTTAGCGTGCTCCATTTTTGACTTTTTGGTTGAAGATGTAGATGAGGTAAAAGACATTAATTCTTGCAGCCCTATTGTCAAATTGATTGTTGATTGGTGTACTGATGACAATGGTATTAATGTTTTGTATAAGAACACAGGTGTTGAGCGCTATCCTGGGTTCAAGTTGTACAAGATGATTGCACGATGCGTTCACAAACATACTCCTCAGGCGCAATTAGAAAGAGCAGTGTTTAAGCAGTTTATTATGGACAAGTCCAAGTTAGGGAAAAATGATAAGGTGATAAATATTGACGAGATTCCTTCTTATGTTTAGATTATTAAATTATTTGTTTCAAATTGTAAAAAAATATATGTATAATATAACTTATATTTTTTTATGGCAGATGAAGATGAAGATAGAGAAGTTGGATCTAAAACTAAAGAAAGATTAGTTGCAGAAACAAATCCAAAAAAATCGGCTCTTAGAGATAAAACCAAACTACCCATGGGGATGGGTAGAGTGCAGCCACAGGATTCTCAATTTTTAGACCCATTTCAATCTTCACAAGAGGTTGAATTGGCTAATCAACATAGGGAAAAAACCTACCCAGGAGGAGCTTCCATTGGTCCAGATTATCCAGAACGTAGAGGACTTATTTGGCATGAATTTCCAGTTCGCGAGATGGTTAGAGATGAAGATACAGGTAAGATTACTGCTGTAGTATACACACAAGAACAGTTAAATAGTTTGCGACAGGAGAGAAAAGAGATTATTGATTATTTAAGAACTCAAATTCGTGAATTAAAAGACAGATCTGTTCTAACAAGAACAGGACAAGCATCATTGCAAGACTATAAACAAAAGGTAAAAAATCTCAAAGGAACATTTTTTGAAAGAGATCCATCAGCAGATTATGAGTATACACCTGAAGATTTCTCTAAAAAAGTTAAAGCATATTTAGAAGACCTAATTGAATCGTATGAAGAATACATAGAACTATGTAGAGAGCTCTTACCAGAAGATGATTCACAGTCAGCTAGCATACAGATTGCACAAAGTAAAATAAAGAGTACTTTAGAGACGTTAATAGAAAAATTAATAAAGCTTAGAGACAATGATCCTGATTCAGAACAAGTAGAAGAATTAAATGAAAGAATCGCTAACTGTCAGGCAAAATTACAACAATTGGAAGGGGAAGAAGAAGGAAAAGCAGGAGGCGGATCTGCAGGTGGAGGTGGATCTGCAGGTGGAGGTGGATCTGCAACAGAAGAAGAAGATTTTGGAGGAAGAAAAAAACCAAAGAGGAGGACTATAAAACGCAAATTGGCAAAGAGATCTAAAACCCGTAAATTAAAAAATAAAAATAAAAGTAAGGGTAAAACTAGTAAAAAGAGATCCAAAAGGAGCAGAAGACGCTAAACACTATTTTATTCATCTGCAGTAAGATCAATAACCGTTAAATCTACTTTAGTAAAAGGCAGTTCCATCTTTTTTTCACATCCTGGGCAAGCATGAGACGCATTTTCTCGCGCAAAACCAACAACAGGATCCCACCAACAAGATTGGCACACTTTATGTCCCCGATTTAAATACTTTATAAAACAACTTAAAGGCGTCAACGGATCAACGGTGACTTTATTGCACATGCAACAACAATGTGGCATTTTCAAATATTATACTATAATCTAGTTATTTTAACCTGTTTATAGTATCATTTTTTTTTAGAATGCTGGATCACCCGTAAACACCGCTGGAGCACTTGTTCCCACCTCGGCATCCTGAATCATAGGCTTCAATTGGTCAAGAATAAAGCTACCAAAAATTACGCTAAAGTACACCAACAAGGAATCACGGATCAATAACTTCAATGGCTTGCTCTCCTTTTCAACAAAGCGCATCTCAATAAACTTGACGATAAAATAGACGGCTGAGATAAATCCCGCTACAAAAAATACATTTTCCATTACATTATACTATTAGTTTCTTCTTAATAGTATAACGCACCATTGAAGTTATATTTATCCTAAAACCTCAATATCATCTATAAGCAAATCGGGCAATAATTCTAGCTTGGGAGGTTCAATGACATGCACATCCAAACTGCTTAATGGAGAGTCTTCCTCAAAAATTCTCAACCTTGGGTTATCATCTTCCTCTTCAGTCTCCAACCTGCGCTGAATGTTTCTCAACTCACTAATCTCGTTCAATGTGTTAATATCCTTGGGAGCCTCCACAAACTTCTCATTATTGTTTGAATCGCGAACCATATCCATATTATTAAATGACAAGGATTGCGCAGGTTCTTGATCATAAGAAGATCCAAGCTCTGTAGTAAGGCCACTTTGTTGCTCAATCAAGCGCTCAGTCTCTTCTAGAGCAGGATTGGGAATAGTAACGGGCTCTTGAATAATCTGCTCCTTAACATCCTCAATCACTTCTTCCTCAACAGATTCATCCAAATAGGCGCGCAAAATGCCCTCAATTGGGATCGTCTCGCGCACAGTATTCAAGACGCACTCCTGAATAATCACTTCCATCTCCCTATTGTGCTTCTGTGTTTGTAAAGGAGGAATGCCCAATTCAAACAAATACACATTCTTGTAAAGCTTTCTAGCCACATTAATGTAGACCTTGTGAATAAAATCATTCAACTTGGGAATGTCAATATCAATCTTCTTTTGCTTTTGACCCGTTCTCATAGCAGTCAATAGCTTTAATTGAATAATGTGCACACATGTAACCAATTCTTCTAAATAAGCACATGCACTTTTCTCAACAATTCGTGCCTTTTCCTGTTCAATAATATTGGGATTCCACTTGGGAATCCTGGTGATAAAATTTTGAAAGGTCATTAGATACTTGTCCATCTCATTATTATCGCGGCACAATTTGACGGCTTCTTCAAAAATAGATCTAAAGCCTTCAACTACAAGTGGCGTTAAAATGGTCAGCAAACGAGCACCCCATTCATTTTTTGACTCATGCAAACTTGACACGTTAAAGTCATCCATTTACATAAATGAAATAT